GGCGCACCCACACATCAGAAACAGAAGCGTCGGCAACCAGATACACGGGTACAGCTTCCGTGATGGCTTTCGATCCGGTTCCGGCAACGGCCTTGGCCTGTTCAAGGGTTAGGGCGACAGTCGCCGCGTTCCCCTGATTGACGTGCGCCAGCACCGTGACGTGGGTAGCTCCCTTGAGGCAGATGTAGTCCCCAGCAACGGCACTTCCCCCGGCCTGAGGCTTGAAAGCAGAGACGATATGGGCATTTTCAACGATATTCATACGTGGTTCCTCCTAGGAACGGGCCGCAAGCATGACAAAGGGCGAAAGTGTGTTGCTGCCCTTGAGCGGCGTAAAGGGTTCGTCGTAGATAGGCTGACCATCCACACGGGTGATGAACCGGTAGGCCATTTCGTCCGTGAGGAACTTGACGTGCATGGACTCGGCAACTTCCATTCCACCCTTGGAAACAAGCATGTATTCAGAGAAGTCGGCGAGGATAACGTCCCCCTTGGAGCCAAGGGTTTCGCAAAATTCCAGCGGCACGATTGGACGCCCGAACAGCGTACCGAACGGGGCATTGGCAAAACTTCCACCGGGGATGAACACGGGCTGGTTGCCCACGGTCATCATGGGGAGCTGCGGAAGAACGTCCTGATTCATGAACCACGCGGCGTTGGCCATGTTCCCCTTGAACCGGGCCAGCATCTTCACGGCATTGGCCGCGTTGAAGGTGGTTGCCGTCTGGCTGCTTTCCTTGGCTACGGTAATGGGCAGTGCGGAATTCATGATCCCGAGAGGCTGCCCCTGTCCGGAGCCCTCAAAAATCGCCTGATCGAGCTTGAAGGCGAACTCCTCGCGCAGAGCACGCTGGGCAAACGCGGCAAGGGCCGGGGCATCACGGAGCATACGATTGGTGACGTACAGCAGGCCGTACAGATCCTTCACCCGCATTTCGCGGGTCTTGAGCGCGACCTTTCCCGAAGAGGCCATAGCCGTGGTTTCTCCCTTCCAGTAGACGGACAGGCCGTTGCGGGTGGTACGGTTGCGATCATCGGAAACGAGGTATTCAAAGCCGTCCGAATTGGCGGAAATGGGCTGTACCGTTACGCGGCGGGCCAGAAGCCCGTTTTCCATTGCAGAGGTCATAATCCCTTTGGACTTGTCCGTTTCCACGAGATATCCGCCTTCGCTGTCCACACCCGTGGACGCACCGGAAGCCGCATTGACCACCTGCATGAAGCGTTCGCGGGCTTTCGGGGCATCGGCGGTGTCCAGCGTCATGGCCTGCACATCGATAAGCTGCTCGCCAAGGTTGCGGTAGACGGGCTTGGCGGCAACTTCAACGTGACCGCCTTCGTTTGTGAAACCAGCAACGCTTTCGGCCTGCTGCGGATCGGTAAGGCCCTCCAGCTTCATCTGTCCCTGGATACGGGATTCAAGGGCGTTGGCATCTGCCAGCAACGCGTCAAACGCGGTCTGATCATCGACGGTGAAGGTTTCCTTAGACTGCAATTCGCGGGCGGCCTTGAGTTTTTCGGCCTTCTGTTCCCGCAGGGCTTGAATGGAAATAGGCATATCGTTTCTCCTGTGCCTGTTAATTGCGGGAATTCCCGCTAGAAACCCGCCTCAGCGAGAGCAAGGGCGCGTTCACGCGCACGATGCGCAGATGCGTCCTCACTGTTTTCGGCGGAATTTTTCGATTCTTTTTTGCACTTGTCGCTGGCATCATCGCCATCCGTGTTGCCGTAGATGCGGTCAACAAAGCCGTTGGCAAGTGCTTCCTGAGCCGTGAACCACGTTTCAGCATCCATCCACGCCTTCAGTTGCTCTGTGCTCTTACCTGTCTTGGCCTGATAGTCGCGCAGGATATTGGCATCGATTTTCTCCAGCAGCGTAGCCGTATCGACCAGTTCGGCGGCATTGCCGAAAGCGACTGTCCATGCGTTGTGGATCATGAACAGCGCACCATCGGACATTTCCACTTCGTCAGCCGCGAGAGCTATGTAAGTGGCTGCGGAGGCCGCCATACCGTCGATATGCGCCACCACCCGGGCCTTGTGCTGTTGCAGGGCCGTCTGGATGGCCTCGGCGTCAAACACGGAACCGCCGGGGGAATTGACGCGCAAATGGATTGTCTTGGCGGAGATCTCACTGAGCGATTTCACGAACTCTCCAGCGTCAATGCCGAACCAAGGGTCAATGGCGTCATACAGGTACACCGTGGCCTCATCCTCGGCGGCATTGAGCACCGGGGCAGGTGAGAGCAGGCGCGGACCCCCGGACTCCATTCTGGCTTTTGCCTTGGCCCGTGCGTATTCAAGCAGCTGGCGGGCGTTCATCTGATCAGGCTGCATCACTGCCCCCTTCCTCCATGGTTGTATCTGGCTGGTTCGTTGTGTCCGACTGCCCTGCGGATTCCGGCGCGTGCAGCTCGTCACCGCCGTCGAGCGGTGCGAGGTTTTCAAGCGCACGCACCTCGTTGACCGTCATGAAGCCGGGGTTCTGCGTGCCGCCCAGAGCCGCCTTGTAGAAATCGGCACGGCCCTTGGAGTCTGCCCGAAGCAGGGCATCAAGGTTGAATTTGCTGTAAAACTTGGCAGATCGCAGCAGTTTCCGGTCGATTTCCTGCTCAAGTCCCTTGAGAATGTCGCGCAGGGTGAATTTGACGAAGCCGAGCGTCTGCTCTTCAATGCCCGTACCCCAAGAGGTGCTCTTGCTCGTATGCCCGACCATGTGCGGCGGAACGCCATAAAAGCGGCATATGTCCTCGACCTGAAACGAACGGCTTTCCATCAGCTGCGATTCATCGGCCTTGAAGTCGAGGCGGGTAACTTTTGCGCCGTTGTCGGCAACAATGGGCATGCGCGATCGGGACAACCCAGTATGATTCCGTTCCCATGTGTCGTAGAATCGCTTGGCCTGCTCAGAGTCGAATTTCTGGGGGAACTCAAACGCGTAATCGGCGGCATTGCCCTGGCTGAAAAACCTCTCGTTGAATTCCTGTCCCGCCACCGCAAGGGCAATGGCCCCCCGCGCACAGTCCATCGGCGACATGCCTTTCACGCCGTCCCAGCCAAGGAACGTCCAGTGAAGCACATCGTCTTGGTCGAAAACCGCACTTTCGCCATTGGAGAGCATCATGCGGTAACGGAGCCGCGTCTTGCCGTCGTTCAGCTCGGGCATGCAACGGTACGGGGCTATCCACGAAAGGCTCTTTGGAGTGCCGAGCGCGGTTCTGCCTACCAGCGCGTACCCATTGCCGTGCATGAAGGCAGACCAGAGAAAGGTGCGCCAGAACTGGTGCGCCGTCATGAGGGCGCAAGCCTCGTTATGCAGTAGGTAATAGGCAGGATGGTCTACGGCAGGCTCAGCTTTTCCGCCACGGGCAAGGCGGTAGACCTCACACGGCAGGCTGGCGATCGTTCCAGACAAAAGGGCCACGCAACGGTACACGGCACTCACCTTCATGGCCGTATGTTCGTTCACCACCACACCGCTTGCGGTGGGATAGCCAGCAGATCCTCCAAGCAGAGTTTCCATGATGCGGGCCTCATCTTCCAGCGTTCCGCCATACGATGCCTTGGGCGTCTGCCCCCATGTCGCAGGATTCCACCAACTCATAGGCCTTCCCCTTCAGAGGCCAGAAATCCGGCCCAATCGAATAGGCCGCCCTCTTTTTCCGGGACCTCATATTCAGTCCAGTTCATGGCCATGGCCAACGCGACAATCCCGTCAATCCGGCCCGTGCTCTTGATCTTGTCAAACTTGCGGTTCCCGCTCGGGTCCTGCTGCACCCGCACGTTCGAGGCGCACATGGTCAGGACGGGGTGCATCCCGTGAAGCATGGTTCCTTCGGCAAGCACATCCTCCAGCATCTCCACCGCCGGGTTCATGTCCCGAAAACCCTGACCGTGCGGAATCATCCGCAGCCCGCCGGGTACGGCTTCGTCCTTGCCTTCAACCCAAGCGTCCACGCCTTCCTCACGGAGTGCCCTCACCAGCTCGTCAATCCGCCAGCGGTCGAACTTCAATCCGGCAATGGACATTCTGCCGTGCAGTTCCGCAATCTTGCGGGCCACAAACCGATAGTCGATGGTTCTACCCGGCGTGGTGTTCAAAAAGCCTTGCTGCGCCCAGAGGTCATACCGAACGTGATCGCGATCCGAACGGTCCCGGATGCCCTCGGCAGGCGTCCAGAATAGCGGCATGACGTGCCACAAACCCTGTTGATCCTGAACCGTCAGAATCAGCGCGGTGAGGTCATTTTTCCCGGACAGGTCAAGGCCGCCAAAAACAGGCAGATCATCAAACAATGCCACGTCAGGCTCCTCACCGTTGCGCCGCCAGACTTCCGGGGTGATGAAATGCGCCGCGCCGTCCACGCGCTGGTTGAGATAAAGATTACGGAATGCCGCCTCAGCCGCGGGCATCCGTTTCGCCTTCTCCGCCGTCTCGCGCATTTCCTCCAAAGACCGGAAGTCCCCGAGGGCCGGGTTCGCCAGATACCAGTTGGCCTCGTCCCACGGATCCGCATCCATCGGCACTGAGAAAAGGAATGTCTTGAACTTCGGATCTTCAATCTCTTCCCGGATCACCTTCTGGCCATAATCAATGAGTTCGGAAAGCACGGCGTTGTCGCTGGCGGCCTGTGTGGAAATGCACCACACCAGCGGATCGGCGTGCGCCCCGCGCGAAGTCATCATCACATCGTACAGTTCACGGTCCGCGCCGAACTGCGCCAACTCGTCGAACACGATGAAGGAGGATGACTTGCCGTGCTTGCCTTTTGTTTCGCTGGACAGGGCCGTGAACTCGGAGCCGCTCACCGGATCGACCAGCTTTTTACGGGACTCGATGACGTTCAGACGGTCGGACAACTCGTCGTCCATGTAGACCATTGCCGCCATCAGCTTGAACAGCACGGCGGCCTGTTCCCGGTCGAAGGCTACGGAATAAAGTTGCCCGTTTCTGACGGCTTCCGGACCGCACAGATGCGCGAGACACAGCCCCGCCACCAATGCGGTCTTGCCATTCTTCCTAGACATGGACAGCACCGCCTGGCGCACCACGCGCCGCCCTTCCGCGTCTTCCGCATCGTAGACCTCCCGGATGATCGCCTTCTGCCACTCGCGCAGCACGAACGGCAGACCAACCCCGGCACCGTCCGGCGTCCGCAGGGTTTCGATGAAGGCAATCACTTTCTCCGCTCTGGTCATTCGTCTACGCTCCAAACATCAGTCCGGCCCGTTTAGGCTTCGGCTTCTCTTCGTTCTTTCCGGCTGTCTTGGCTGTGATGCGGCTGTTCACACACAGGCGCAGCTTTGTCGCCAGCTGACTCAGGGAACTGTTGCTGTTCACAAGGACCTCGTGCCAAGGGTTGCGCTTCACCGCACCGGAAGCCGTCTCTATGACCTCTCCCTGCTCGGCAAGCATCTGTTCCGCACGGTTGCGCCGTACATACTCATCACAGTAGGCCCGCAATAGCGGCACGTCCCCGGCCTGAAAATATCCGTGCGGATGTGCGCCGACGATGTTTCGCCACAGCTCCGCCGCGTCTTCGGACATGCCCTCGGGGTGAGGGAAAAAGCTCTCGGCTGGCGTCAACATGCGTAGCCGCTTGGCCTGTGCCGGTTTTGGCCCTCGTGCGCCCATTACTTCCCCTGATTCCAAGGATGCGCCTTGTCCGTGGGCATCCCGTGTTCATCGTGTCCGCCGATGAAGCCGCCGTGCTCTACCCGCTGCTTGCGGGAGTCATGGCAGGATTTGCAGAGTGCCTGCCAATTGCCCTCATCCCAGAACAGGGCCGTGTCACCTCGGTGGGGGCGGATATGGTCAACCACGGCGTCGGCACCGCGCAGGGCTTTCCCGCACATCGCGCAGAACGGGTGTGCTCGCAAAAAGGCAATCCGCGCCTTGCGCCACTGCGCCCCATACATGCCGCTATGTTTGCCCACAAATTACCCCCTAAAAT